CGCAATTACTGCGCTAGGTGCAAGCCTAGATCTCACGCTTGCTGGTAGTGCTACTATCCCTAGCGGTGCGCGTAGTGGCTTAGACGCTTACAACAGCATTGGTTTTACTGGAGCTGGTACACTTACTCATAATCAGGGAGCGCAAATACGCGCTTATTCAAATGTTACAGCTGGCTGGGCCTTTAACGGATCAGCAACAGGAACGGTAACACACCTGGCAGGACTGCGCGCCCTTTTTCCCGATAACACAGGTAGCACCATAAACGTAACTAATAACTACGCGCTATTATTAAACGATCAAACGCCTAATACTGGAACGGTTACTTATACTAACAGGTGGGGAGTATATCAAGAGGGAGCAAGTGATATAAACTACTTTGCGGCAAATACTTTGATAGGTACTACTACAAATAGTGGTGAAAAATTAGTTGTTAATGGTAGTGCAGCAATAGGCACAACTAATGCAATTTTATTAGTTGATGTTACTAATAAAATAATTCAAACAAAAACTGGAGGTAATTCTAAAGGAATATATTGCAATTTCAACGGTGAAGATTATTTTTTTGGTGACGCTAATGATTTACTCGGTTTATCAGTTAATTTAGCAAGTGCCACATATAGATTAGGTGATATAGGATATATAAATAATGGCACAAATTTATACATTGATGATGTTAGTCAAATCATTAAAACAATAAATAACAATGCTGACAAAGGTGTATATTTAGATTTTGCAAATAATCAATATAAACTCGGTGATGCAGCAAATGATTTTGGTTTTATAGTTTACGATGGCGCTAATAAGCAGACAGCCATTGGTGATTATAATTATTCATATAATGGTACTACTTTATTCATTGATGATACTAATGATTTTATTACAACAAAATATGGTGGCAATGACGCAGGTCTAAAGTTTGATTTTGCAAATAATTTTTTTGCATTCGGTGATTACGATAATATACAAGGCGGTTCATCTTTTTTAATTTCAAGCGGCACTAACAATAATGTATGGTCTACTTTTGATAATAATGGTAACCCTAAAGGAATGTTACTATCAGATAATACCAATCAGTATTTAATTGGATATGGGTTTGTGGCTGGTGGTGAATTTTTTGGAATTGATACACAAGTTAATACCTTAATTGGTGGTGCAAATTTAACTTCTGGCACTGCTGGTGGATCAAGCGGACAGCATTTAAAAATTAGATTAAATGGTGTAGATTACAAAATAGCACTACTCAATCCATAATAATTACATAGAAGTGTAAAAAATAAAAAAAATGGGATATTCAATTCAGTCAGTAGAGATATGGCAAAACGGACAAAGCGAAACTGGCAACTTTATTGACGCTAGTATTGTAAATGACAATTTATCGGACTATGCGCAGTTTTACTGGAATATCAGTAAAGTAACTACTGACAGCGAAGGCGCAGAAACAAAGCAAAGTTTAACGCAGGGCAATACTACAATTAGCGGCGAGGCTTACGTTACCTGGGGAACAGCCAGCGACGTTAATTTAGCTGCATATCAGTATATTTGCACAGAGTTAAATTTAACCTTAATACCTTAAAAAAATGGACAAACTACAAACACTAAAAGCAGCAGCCTACGACTTAATGGCTAACATTGAATGGCTGCAAGCAAAGCTGCGCGAAACTAACCTGCAAATAGCAGAGGAAACTAAAAAACAGAAGGTAAATGGATCTCAACATAGCCACGATATTGATTAGTAGCGTTTGCAGCTTTGTGGCGTCCTGGGCCGTGCTTAACCAGCGTGTAAAGACGCTGGAAGAAAAGCAGGCAAAGCACGATGACCACGCAGAGCGCTTAATAAGGCTGGAAACAAAACTGGATATATTGATTCAGCAAATTAAGCGCAGTACACTTTGAAAACACAGCTTATACGACTAGCAGACGTGGCATATATCGGGCCGTTTATGCTTTACGCAGCTACTAAGCTAAAAGGCCGGGATAAGGCTATAATGACAGCTTTGGGCCTTGCAACTATAATCTATAACGGAATAAACTTTGTAAAAAATGAAAAAGCTATTTAAAAACTGGAAAACGACATTTTTTGGTTTTGCTACTATTATTGGCGGCGTAGCAGCCATACTAAAAGGCGACCTGGTTACTGGTATTAGTACAATTGGCGCAGGCCTGGGCCTTACCGCAGCTAAGGACGTTGATAAAACAGATCTTTAATGAAAAGCACCAGGACTTACATTGTTGCACTATTTGTGCTTGCCCTGGTATTAATAGGATCAAAAGTGAGCGCAACTAAGCTAATAGCAAAATTTGAAGGCTTACGCCTACGCGCCTATAAAGACAGCGGCGGCGTATGGACTATTGGTTACGGTACTACTATAAACCCTGTTACTGGTATTCCAATAAAACAAGGCGACACAATTACAAAAGACACAGCGCTAACCTGGTTAAAAATGCAAACAGCTGCAACACAAACACAGGTAAAAGCAAAAATAAAACTACCCCAGTCAGCTAATCAATTAGCTGCATTGACTAGCTTAACCTATAACATTGGCATTGGCGCTTTTAGCAGATCCACACTACTAAGATTAATTAATAGCGGAGCAGATAAAAACGAAATTGCAGCGCAGTTTATACGCTGGAATAAAGTAAAAGGAGTAGAAGTCCCAGGACTAACAAATAGGCGAAAACTAGAATCTGAGTTATATTTGTCATAACTTACTAATTTATAGCATTTTATTTAATCTATCTACTCACAGATAGATTTTTTTTTGGTTATATGAAATAAACTACTATAAATTTACAGCGACAAACGATTTACATTCATTAAAATTCTAACCGTATGACAACACCAAACGACCTGGCAGCGTATAAAACTATGCTGCAAGACAAAATTAAAGCGCTACAATTTTTAGGATCTAATCTAAAAGACACAAAGCGCATAGCAATTCAGCTAACTTTTAACTGCGAAAGTCGCGTCCTAATTGAACAGCGACTGATCCCCTTTAACCTGGAAATGGAACTGCGCACTCTTATTGACGATTCTATTGATTTTTACCAGCGCCAGTTGATTAACGCTAACCAGGGCAATTATGAGCAAATTTGATCGCGTTATTAGCTGGAGTTATACCTGGCTATTTTGTTTCCCTATTATGCTGCTAGTAATGATAGCAGTAGAAACAGTTTTTTTTATTTACAGATCTATAAAATTTATCCAACTATGCACAACCAAAATTTCAATGCTCCTGCGTTTCCGCCACAAGTAGCACAAGACAACCTGGGCCGCATTATTGCGCCTATCCCTGGTATGAGTAAGCTAGAGTACTTTACTATTCAGCTGCTACCTTTTTACCTGGAATTAGCCACAACAAAAAAGCTATCCGACAAAGGGGAGCCAGTTACAGCAGTACAGGCCGCTATTAACACAGCAAAAGATTTAATTGAAAAACTTAACACCAACGAAAATGAAAAAGATGTCTTATCAATTATTGAATAACCCAAAATTTTGGTTATTGATTATTTTACTTTTTATGCTATGGCTATCTAGTTACTGGAATTTTTAAAAATAAATGACAAACGACTTAGTACTAAATGACTTGCTTAATACCAGGCGCTATGATCCTACAAAGAGGCCTAGTCAAGAGCAAGTCATTTTTTCTATTAATAGTAAAATTGTGGGAACGCTGCAAAATTATGTAGTGGTCAGCGGCTTGCCGAAAGCCAGTAAAAGTACCTATGTAGGTGCAATAGCTGCTAGCGCGTTAGTTCCGCATTACCAGGCTGTTTTTGGCCTTAAAATAGCACTGCCAGCTGATAGGCAGCGCCTAGCTTATTTTGATACGGAGCATAGCGCCTTTGACTTTTATAGGCAAATGGATAAAATAAAAGGTTTTGCTGATAAAAATACTTTGCCCAATTTTTTTGACGCATTTAGCACTAGAGAAGATATGCCAGCAAAAATTCGTAAGCTAGTTGAAGCCTATTTGCAACAGCACGCAGATTGCAGCGTTTTAATTATTGACGGACTGCTGGATCTTTGCCTAAATTACAACGACGAAAGGGAAACCAGGTTACTTACTAACTGGTTTAAAAGAATTACCAAACAGTATAATGTTTTACTAATTGGCGTACTGCACCTGGGTAAGGGCCAGGGCGAAACGCTAGGACACCTGGGATCTAATACAGACCGCTGGGCGCAGAGTACTTTGATAGTGGAACGAAATAAAGAAAATCAGCAGTTTATTTTAAGGCCTAAATACCTGCGCAGTTCAGATGACTTTGATCCAATTGCACTAATGAATTTTAACGGACTGTGGCAGCAAGTACCTTACATAGAACAGGAAACTTTTACACTACCAAAAAAGGGAAAAAAATGAAAGACAAAATAAAATCTATTCATTATGTAGATGGCAAAAAAATTATTGTTTTACATGAAAGGGAACAAAAATTTAAACCAAAAAAGAAGATAAAAGCAAGAAACTATTTTACAAAAGTAAAAAAATCTTAACCTGGGAACAGAGGAAACTGAACGCTAATAACTATGGAACAGAAAAACAACAGCGGCACGATTTTTCGCAATGCGAAAAAAGAAACTGCACAGGCGCCCTATTATTCGGGAACAGCAACGGTAAACGAAAAAAA